GTGCTTGACCAGATAGGCAATGATATCGCTAGTATATTCAATAGTAAATATCTGGGAAAAGTGCAAAATAACTATGCTGGGCGTATTGCTTTTTGGAATGATATTGTAGATTTTTACAACAAGCTACAAAGAATAGAAGCAATTACTGATTTTAATGCAGAGGATATTGTAGTAGAACAAGGAGAAAGTAAAGAGAGCGTTAAAGTAACAACATATGTCACACCAGTACAGTCTATGGAAAAATTGTATATGACAGTGATAGTAAGATAGAGATATTAGGGACTTTGTCCCTAATACCCTACAAGCTTTTTGAAAAAAGCTTGACAAAAACTTTTTGAGAAAAACTGGCGTTTTTCTATATTTTTTTAGCGAAACATACGTTTCGCTTTGAAAGTTATTTGTTTCTTTCTTTCAAGGCTCACCGCCAAGATAGGCGGACGCCGCTAGGTGGCTTTTGCGTAGCAAAAGTGATAAAAAGAAAGAGGTTGTTAAGGTTTTAATAGAAAGGAGAATAAATATGGCTTTTCATACAATGCGTGCAAAGGATAGTATAGCAGGTAGTAGCGGAGAATGTTATGTTTTGATTGATGGTAGACGTATCAATTTTATGTCCGCTGTAAAAGTAGAAGCAACCGTTGAAAAAATAAAAGTAGAAGTGCCTATATTGGGGCAAAGAATGAAAGGTAACAAAACAGTAGGTGCAAAAGGTACCGGTACGGCTACATTTCATTACAATACTTCAATATTCAGAAAGGTAATGAAAAAGTTCGTTGACACAGGAGAGGATTTGTATTTTGATATGATAGTGACAAATGACGACCCTACCAGTGCCGCAGGCAGACAGACCACAATATTAAAAGGCTGTAATTTAAACAAAACTGTTGTAGCAAAAGTGGATGCCAACAATAACAATTATTTAGAAGAAGAAATTGATTTTACATTTGAAAGCTGGGATATGCCAGAAGAATTTGACGAATTAGAAGGTATGTAACTATGAAAGAGCATATTTTTGCAATATTAGATTGTTTTATAGGTTACTTTATAGCTTTGAATTTATTTAATTTGAAAGGAGTAATACATATGAATTTAAGTGCATTTTTAAATCCTATTGAAAAAGAAAACAAAAAGGTAGTAGTGAGTGATAGATTTGTAGAAAATGGCAAGCCTGTGGAATGGGAAATTAGAACAATATCAGAAGAAAAAGAAGAAGCTATTAGAAAAAGTTGCACCATAAAGAAAAAAGGCAAAAATGGTGCTATGGAAAAAGAACTTGACGAAAATTTGTTTAATGCAAAAATGGCAGTAGAAAGTATAGTGTATCCAGATTTGCAAAATGCAGAATTGCAAGACCATTATAATGCCTTAGGAGCAGAGGATTTACTCAAAAAAATGCTTACAAGTGGGGAATATTGGTCATTTGTACTTTTTATACAAGAGTTTAACGGCTATGGTAAAACACTTGATGATATGGTGGATGAGGCAAAAAACTAATGAAAGAGGGCGACGCAGAAACGACTATTGCATATTTATGTTTTAGAGAGTTTCATATGTTGCCCTCTACATTTGTAAATTTGCCCAGACAAGAAAAAGCAATGATTGTTGCATTTGTAAAGCAATGGGCAGAGGACTGTAAAACACAACAAAAACAGTTCAAAAAATAAGGAGGTGAGGGTATGAGTGTTATTGATGAAGTGCTTGCTTATGTGGATAGGCAAATCGGTAAGAGTTACAGTCAATCAAACAGATACGGTGAAAATAGTTTTGATTGTTCTAGTTTGATATATAGGGCGTTTGATGCCGCAGGGGTAAAGCTGGTACATAAAGATACAGGCGGTAAAGTAGATATTAGTAGTAATGAATGTTATGCAAAAGGTTTTGAATTGGTTTACCCAGATAGCTATGCTAAAATTGGTAAAAATCTGCCCTCTCCTTCTAACATTACTGAAAAATATCAAGCGGGTGACATCATTTTTTGTTGTACAGATAATTCCACATCAAGACCGAATAAAATCACTCACGTTATGATAGTCAATCAGTATGGCGGTATCACTCACGCCGCTAATCCTCGTGATGGTGTTGGTAAAGTGGGTAAAAATACCTATTCTACTAAAGTTTGTGCACTTTTGAGATATCAAGGAGAAGGTTATACAGGTAGTGGTTCTGGTGGTTCTGAAAATGGTTCAGAAAGTGAAAATAAACAAATTACATCGATACAGATAGTGTATGGTGAGGATAACAAACCTGTTGTAAAAGCAAATGATGAATTAAAAGGCATTAGGAAGTTAACGAGGAATGCTCGTGAACTGCTTATTGAACACAAAGGCAATGTTATGTTACCTATTGCTTGCGAGAGCGTAACAGTAGAATTTAGTAGAAGAAGTACCGCAGGAAAATTGCAATGTAAAGTGTTAAAAGATGACAAATTAGACTTTCACGAAGGCGATGCGATAAGTTTTCAAGTCAATGGCACGCCTTATTTTTATGGTTATGTTTTTAAAAAATCAAGAGTGGGTGACGGCATTATTAACATTATTGCGTATGACCAGTTACGTTATCTCAAAAATAAAGATACTATGATATTTGGCGGTACTGCTACAGAATTGCTGCAATTAATAGGTAAGAATTTTTCATTAAAACTAGGAAGTGGTGTCGAAAACACTGGTTTTTCAGTGCAAACACAAATATTTGATAACAAAACGCTTTTTGATATGTTAGAAAGTGTACTTGATGACACACTTGTTGCTACTGGTAAGAACTTTGTACTTTATGACGATTTTGGCTTTCTATTTTTGAAAGATATGGAAAATATGGTGCTAGAGGATTTTTTGATTGATAAAAGCAACATACAAGATTTTAGCTATAGCACTAGTATAGATGATACTACCTACAACAAAATCAAACTTGCCTATGACAATAAAGAAACAGGGGTACGTGAAATATTTCAAACACAAGATACTGTTAATATGGGAAATTGGGGAACGTTGCAATACTATGAAAAAGTGCAAAGTAAAGAATTGGCGAAGCTGAGGGCGGAGGCGTATTTAAAAATTTATAACAGAAAAACTAGAAATTTACAGATAAAAGGGGCTTTCGGTGATGTAAGAGTAAGAGCCGGTACAGGTATTTATGTCAATTTGGATATAGGTGACATTGTTGTTAATAATAGAATGTGGGTGGAAAAAGTCAAACATACATTCGAGCAAAATTTACACACTATGGATATGACGTTGAGGGGTTGGGAGTTTGTAGAGTAGGTGAATTTTAAATTTATGGCAAAAGAAGAACAGTTTTTAAAAATAATAAAACAGGCAGCATTAGATGCAGTGTTCGATAGTAGCCCGTGCGATTTCTGCATTGGTGTGGTTGTAAGTGAAAGCCCTTTGTCTATACAGCTAGACCAAAAATTGACGCTTACAGAGGAATTTTTATTTTTGACAAGAAATGTCACAGATTACACCATTACTATGGTTGTAGACCATACTACAGAGCCCGAAATGGGCGGTAGTTGTGGGGAACATTGCAGAGAACACAGTCACGATTATATAGGAGAAAAAGAATTTATAGTCAAAAACCATTTGACAGAAGGCGAAAAAGTTGTACTTGCAAAAATGGCAGGCGGTCAAATGTTTATTGTATGGGATAGATTGGGGGTGTAATAAATGGGAGAAATAAGAACTTCTATACAGCTTTTTAATGGTATGACACCGGCACTACAAAGCATTACAAATGCTCTAAATATGACAATAAGCCATTTCGAGCAAATGGAAAGGGTATCAAGGAATAGTGTGGACACTTCTGCATTTCAAGCGGCTAGAAATGAAATTCGTAATGCAGAAGCTACTGTTGCAGAAATGCAAGAGGCGTTGAGAGAGGTAGCTAGAAATGGTGCAGATGTCACAAGAAGTTTTAATGATATAGGACTTGTGGCAAATCGTACAGGACAAACAGTAAGTCAATCATTTCAGACAGTAGCACAACAGCAATCTGCTATAGTAGGGGTTGCGGGGGCATCTGAAACTGCATTACAGCAAATGACAGAAGCAATACAACAGCAAACAAATAGCATATTGACAATGTCTGAAGCAATGCAACAATTTATGAATAGAGCAAGTGAAAGTTCACAAAGACAAACACAACAAACGCAACGCCAAACAGAAGGAACCCGTCGACA